AGATGCAAGCGCTAAAAAAGGAGAACGACCAGCTAAAGCCCCTAATCCCCAGGGTGGCGGTCTTAGAGTCGCAGGCCACCAAAATGGGCGAAGACCTACAAGAGATCAAATCAGACATCAAATTAATTCGCGATTTCTTGATGCGAGGTGAGAAATGAGTCTGGTCACTCTGCTGGCTGGTCCGATTATTGAAATGGGGAAAGAGCACTTTGCTCGTAAAGGTCGGATCAAAGCGGCAAAAGAAGAAGCAGCTATAGAGGCTATAAAAACTCGGTCAAAAAACCCCGGATATATGGACGACTTTTTGTTGTTCCTACATGCCGGGCCAATCGTCGGAGTTTTCTTTCCGCAAACGCGCGTACACACGATGGAGGGCATTGAGGCGCTGTCGGCATTACCTGAGTGGTATCTAGCGGTCTGGTTTACGATGATCGCAGGTGTGTGGGGCGCACCTAAGCTGGCAGATCTCAAGTTAAAGAGATGAAACAGCAAACAGAGCAGGAGATTTGCGACATTGCTTGGCGCTACGCAGAGCAAGTCGCAGAGGGAAAATTACCGGCGTGTGAGTACATAAAACTCTCATGCAAACGCGCATTAGATATGCGTAAACGTACTGATATCACTTTTGACCCGGCAGCCGCCGTGCGACCTATACGTTTTGCTAATTTTATTAAGCACCTTAAGGGTCCAAAGGCTGGCGAGCAGATCCAATTCGAACCTTGGCAGATGTTTCTTGTCAGTCAGGTGTATGGCTGGAAACGCGCTGACGGTTTGCGCTTACGCCGGTCAGTTTATATCGAAGTGCCCAGAAAAAGCGGCAAGAGCACATTGTGTTCCGTCCTGTGTCTGTACCACCTTATGGCAGACGCAGAGGCGTCGGCAGAGGTCTACTCTGCGGCAACGTCGCGCGACCAGGCACGTATCGTGTTCGGCGACGCGCAGGCTATGGCGCGTGGTTCGGGTGATCTCAGTAAGCATTTAACGATCAACCGCAGCACTATCGCTTTCCAGCGCGCAAACAGTAAGTTTGAGCCATTATCGGCTGACGCTGGGAGCCTAGAGGGGCGTTCGCCGTCATTTTCGGTAATTGATGAGCTACACGTTCACAAAACACCGGAAGTCTATGACGTGCTTAACGTTGCGTCTGGCGCACGGGAACAACCGCTACTGTTCGCCATAACGACAGCCGGCGTAAACCGTGAAGGCATCTGCTATCAGCAGCGCGACTACGCCATCAAAGTGCTACAAGGACACGTTGATGACGATACGTTCTTTAGTCTTATTTATGGCATCGACGACGCTGACGATTGGCGCGACCCTGACGTTTGGGTCAAGGCTAATCCTAACTACGGCGTGTCTGTACAGCCTGACGACCTGTCGCGATTGGCTAAACAGGCAGAAGAGTCACCGTCTGCCGAGACGAACTTTAAAACCAAGCGCTTAAACGTATGGTGTAACACAGACTCTGCGTGGCTATCGCTCAGTGCCTGGGACGCGTGTAACAAGCCTCGGCCACCTATAGAGCACTTTAAGGGAAAGCCCTGCTACGTCGGTCTCGACCTCGCGTCAGTGTCTGACTTTGCGTGTGTCGCCTATTTGTTCCAAGAAGACGGCTTACTGTACCCGTACGTAAAGTCGTACGTCCCTATGGACACTGTTCTCGATAAATCAGGCGCTATGGGCGCGAAATATCGCGAGTGGATGGACAGCGGCTACCTAGTCGCTACAGACGGCAGTGTCACAGACCTCGCTTACATCCGCGAGGAGCTTTTACAAGCCTTTGAGACCTATCAGGTTAAGCAAGTTGCTTTTGACCCATACGGCGCATTAGGGCTCGTCACAGAGCTCATTGATCGCGGACTCCCGATGGTCAAGGTGCCACAGAACATTATGTCGTTATCAGACCCGTCAAAAGAGTTTGAGAAGTCAGTGCTAGGCAAAACGCTGTGCCACGGAGACGACCCGGTGCTGCGCTGGATGGCTGCGAACTGCGTCATCTACACAGACCCCAACGACAACATCAAGGTCAAGAAACAACAAGCGGCCAACAAGATTGACGGCGTTATCGCGCTGATCATGGCGCTTGGTCGGATGAAACTTAATGGAGGGCTAACGCCTAGCCCCTACGAATCTAGAGGCATACGAACTCTATAGGAGACCCAATGGCGTGGTATAACTTTCGAAGGTCCGCGCCGCAGCAGAAGAACGCATACAGTCTGGATTCCCCAGCGTTGCTCGATATGATGCTGCGCGCTGACAAACCTGGACTAAGCTCCGTGTCGTCCGAAGCGGCGATGCGCCTGTCAACCGTCTATTCCTGCATCAAGGTGCTGTCAGAAACCGTCAGCACACTGCCCTGTCACCTTTACAAACTAAGCGCTGACCGTATGACGCGGACGCACGCTTATGACGACATTTTGCACACGCTTTGTATGCGCTCTCCGAACGATTGGCAGACGGCGCAAGAATTTTGGCAGATGCAGGTAGTCAATCTGTGCCTACGTGGTAACAGCTACAACTACATAGTAAGAGGAGGATCTGGCCGTGTCGTTGCACTTCACCCGATACCTGTCGACTCAGTACATGTACATGTCGAAGCCCAAAATCGCATTCATTACAGCGTTACTATTGGCGAAAAAGGTAAGCAGCGTACCGAAATATTTGATCCGTCCGAAATTCTTCACTTTAAATCGATGTCTCTGGACGGCATTACTGGTATCAGCCCTATCTCATACCAGGGCTCTTTACTGGGCGGCGCCATTGAGCAGCGAGATCATAGTAATTCCGTGTTCGCAAACGGATCGACGCCACGTGGTGTCCTCCAAGTCGACGGCACACTTTCAGACGACGCCTACAGCAACCTTAAAGATTCCTGGGAAGGAGCTCACGGTGGACGGTCTAATGCAAATCGTGTCGCTTTATTGGAAGCCGGCGTACGGTTTGAGCCTATATCCATGTCTCCAGGAGACGTGCAGTTATTAGAGACACGTAAGCTGTCTCGTGAAGAGATATGCGGCATTTTCCGCGTCCCACCGCACATGATTGCTGACTTATCGCGAGCAACATTCAGCAACATCGAAGAACAAACCCTCGACTTCTATCGATCAGCCATCTACCCGTACATTCGCGGCTTTGAAACGCGCATGAACTACTCGCTGCTCGGCGACTCCACTCGTGAGTTCCGCTTTGAGGTAGGCGAGCTCCTACGTGGTGACTTTGCTGGCGAAGTCGACGCATACAAAAAGCTTTTGGAGATCGGCGTGATGTCACCCAACGAGGTCAGACACAAGCTTGATATGAACCCACGCGAAGGCGGTGACGACTACGTTACTGACAGTAATAACTTGACGTTTGGCGCAAACGAACCAGAGCCGCCAGCGGAGGAAGAAGCAGATGAACAGGAATGAGGCTATGAAAAAGGTATTCACGATTGAAAACCTAAAGTTGTATGACGACGAGGAGCGGAAATTTGAAGGTTACGCATCCACTTTCGGCAATGAAGATCGTGTTGGCGACATCGTTGAGCCGGGTGCGTTTACCAAGTCACTTTCTCAGCATAAAAACGAAGGCACTATGCCGTCGATGCTGCTTCATCACGATATGAAGCGCCCAATCGGCAAGTGGACAAGTATCGTCGAAGACGGAAAAGGCCTACGCGTTACCGGCACCCTGACTAAGGGTGTACGCGATGCAGACGAGGCATACGCGCTACTTAAAGACGGCGCGCTGAACAGTATGTCGATCGGTTACATCCCGACAAAAGAGGAGTACGACCGAAAGACCGGAGCTAACCTTTTGCAAGAGGTAAAGCTTCACGAAATTTCACTTGTCACTATCCCAGCAAATCGTATGGCTACGGTCACTGCGGTTAAGGATGCTGACGGTGAACTCAACGTGCGTGAGATCGAACGAGCACTGCGTGAAGCAGGTTTGTCTCGTCGCGAAGCGAAGGCACTACTGGCTGAAGGCTACAAAGCTTTGACGCCACAAGAGGACGCAGTCGAAGAATCAGAACCTGAGCGTGACGCTAAGGCCGACGAACGACAGCAACGCCTCAAGTCGATGTTGGACAAGCTGAACAACATCTATCCCCACACCTTAAAAGGAATAGGCAATGACTGAAGAAGTTAAGGTCGAGGCTGTGGAAGCTGAAGTTCCAGCGGCTGACGACGTCACTTTAGACGCTGTTGAAAAGGCCATCGAAGACGTTACTACCCAGAACAAGGAAGTAACTGCTGAGAACGAAGAGCTCAAGTCTCAAGCTGCAAGTGCAGCAAAAGAACTCGCAGATTTGCGCGCTGACCTCGACGAGGTAAAAGCAAAGCAAGCTGCTCCCGCATTTATCAAATCTCATGAGGAGAAATCCGTGGACACACGTGAAAACTTCAAGATCTTTTTGAAGGATGGCGTTGAAGGGCTTCGTAAAAAAGGCACTGATATGCAAATCTCTACTGACGCTCAAGGTGGCTATGCGCTTCCCGAAGAGCTTCGTCAGGAAATCATTAAGCTCCAGTACGAGCAGTCGCCTCTACGTCAAGTATGTTCAGTAGTTTCTGCTGACACTACTGACGTTAAGCAACTGGTCGGTATCGGTGACGCAGCATCAGGCTGGGTTGGCGAAACTGACGCTCGCGCGCAAACAAACGCGCCTGAGCTCGCACAGCGCACAGCGACATTTGGTGAGATTTATGCTCGCCCACGTATTTACCAGCACATGCTCGAAGATGCTTTCTTTGACGCTGCTGGCTACGTGACTACAGAAGTCGCTCGTCAGTTTTCTGAGCAAGAAGGTTCTGCTTTCTTGAGCGGTAACGGCACAAACAAGCCCGTAGGCATCCTTAACGGCCTGACCCTCGGTTCAGACCAAGCGTTGAACAATACGACTGGTAAGTTCCAGGTTATGGACTCAGGCGTAAACAACAGCCTCGGTGCTACTTCAAGCGCAATCATCGATTTCCTCCGCACAGTCGTGAAGTCGGTCAAGACGCCTTACCTTGGCGGCTGCCGCTGGATGATGAACCGAAGCACTCACGACACTCTCGTGGGCCTTAAGAACGCAGATGGCGAGTACTTCTTGCAGCGTGACATCACGCAGGCAGCAGCTACCAGCTTGTTCGGCTACAGCATTGTCATCAACGAGGACATGGACGACATCGACGAAGGCGCAGCATCTGCACCTATCATGTTTGGTGACTTCGCCCAGGCGTTCCAGATTGTTGACCGTGTAGGTGTATCTATCCTCAACGATCCTTACACCAACCCCGGTTCGGTCATGTACTACACACGTAAGCGTGTAGGCTCAATGGTCCTTAATGCAGAAGCGCTGAAGGTAGTTTCAGTAGCACACGCCTAATAAGGAGTGAGCAATGGCAGACCCTGTGACACTAGCTGAAGCAAGACTGCACTTGCGTCTGCCTTCGAATATCACCACCGACGAACAGACTGAGATCACTCGTCTGATTTCGGTTGCGACGGAGTATGCGGAACAATTCACTAATCGACTGTGGACTACAGGTTCACGAGTAGAGACGTTCGATTCGTTCCCTTACTCCGTCCCCCGGAAACGCCAAGGCTTATATTTGCCTGGCGGCAACATCAGTAGCATCACTAGCATTACTTACTACGACGCTGACTATGCACAGCAAACCTTAGCGTCGTCTGAGTATCGCCTAGTCGGTGCGCCAGAGCGCGCAACTGTTTACCCAGGTATGGGCAAAGAGTGGCCGACTGACGTTGCAAACGAGCCTGATCACATCGCTGTTACTTATGCCCTTGACGGGACAGTCGGCGTTCCTGCGGCAGTAAAGCAAGCTGTTTTACTAACTGTAGGAGCGTTGTACGAGTACCGCGAGGACGGTGTCATCGACAATGCTGGCTTGGCACTTGTGAAAGCGCCCAAAGCCGCAGAGGACTTGCTTACACCTTACCGAATACGCATAGCGTAAGGAGGTAATATGAGAGCAGGTTCTCTACGTCACACCGCGACGATTTACGAGCGGTCAGCGACACCCGATGCTTACGGCGCCCTAGACCACACAATGGTTGCGGACGCGGTGACGCATAAGTGTTCCATTAAACAGCGAACTTTCCGCGAGCGTGCGGAGAACGGTCAAATGATGTCGCGCATCGAGTTTGAGCTTCATTTTCGCTATAGCGAAGCCCTTGAGCTCATCAACCCAGGCGCACAGATAGACGTAGCCGGCAGACGGCTCGAAGTTCTGTCTTCTTCGGATATGGACGGCAAGCGAAAGCATGTCGTCATATTTGCGGAGGACGTCAGATGATTGATCAATCTCTACGCACAATTATTCTCAACGACTCAACTATCAATAACTTGATTGCGACTAACGGCGTGTACCCACAACGGTTGCCGCAAGAGGTCGACAAGCCCTGTATCGCCTACCGGGTGATGGATGGCTTTAGTGATCTAACTGCATCAGGCACAACGGCGCTTCGTCGCTACACAGTCGACCTGACTGTGTTTGCAGAAACGTACGGTGCCATGCGTGAAATCACCGACGCAGTCATTAACAAGTTCAATGGTTTATCGGCCGTACAAGGCTCTGACCATATTGAGTCATCGCGGGTCCACAACGTCGTCACTGATTTCGAAGAGACGCTTCAGTTGTACTCAGCAACTATCGACATAACCCTTCTTGCACGAGGTAATTAAACATGGCAGCTATATCTGCACCATTCACCGGGCAGAAGACCAAGCTTTACGCTAAATCTAGCGCGCACACCTTGTCATCACTGGCAGCCGGCGACCTAGTTGGTGAAGTACAGAACATCGGCGACATTGAGCTTTCAGCCAACGTCATCGAGGTATCAACGTACGGATCTGACTACAAAGGTAAGCTGGTCGGTCAACGAGACTCTGGAACCGTAGACATTAGTCTTAACTGGGTTCCTTCTTCATCTGCACAAGCAGCACAGGACTTACTCCGCACTTCATACGAAAGCGGCGCTAAGGTTTACCTCGTGATTGTTTGGACAGACGCGTCAGATAACGTGGCAGCTTGCGACTTTGCAGGTTTTGTTCAGAGCTACGCAATTAGCTCACCACTTGAAGATGTAGTGACAGTCAACGTGACTGTAAACATCGACGGAGACGTCACCTTCGACACCGACGGTACGCTCTAAACGAAAGGCACCTACGGGTGCCTTTTTTTTTGTTTAAGGAGGAGTAAATGGCTCTTAGTAAAGATCAGATTCTAGGCGCAGTGGACTTTAGCTTTGTAGAGGTAGAAGTCCCTGAATGGGGAGGCACAGTTCGTATTCGCGGCCTATCGGCAGCAGAACGCGACCAGTTTGAGGCACGACTAGGTGTGTCCAACGATTTAACCAATATGCGCGCACGTCTTGTCGTCAGTTGCATGGTCGACGATGACGGTAACCGCATTTTTAAGGACAGCGAAGCGAATGAGCTCGGTAAGAAAAACGCCGCGGTGATTACGCGACTGTTCGACCAGGTACGCAACCTTTCTGGCATGTCAGACGAAGCGTTAGGCATTGCTGAAAAAAACTAGCATGCCCGGTACGTCGGTTTAAGTTCCGACTTGCGCTTGCTTTAGGTATGACGGTTCGACAACTCGAAACTCAACTTGAAGCAAGCGAGCTCAACGAGTGGATGGCGTTTTTCAATCTAGAACCCTGGGGCGCTGTCCGCGAGGACTATCGGGCAGGAGTGATCGCCGCAACGTTGGTCAACGTCAACGGCGGCAAGAAAGGCGGTAAGCCGGCAGAGGTGACAGACTTTTTCGATCTGTACACCAGGCACACAAACCGTAAGCAAAGCAACGAACAACAAATCAACATCTTTAAACGATATGCGGAGGCACGACGTGGCTAACTACGACTTTGACATCGTGAAAACCCGTAACGGTGTCTACAACCGCTTCAAGCTTGAGGGACTTGATGCGATGTGGGTTGATTTGGAACGCATGGCCGGCGAGTTTGCTGGCGACGAGTGTGAGACAGCAGCGGTCAACGCAATGAAACCTGTTGAGGCGCGCGTAAAGGGCAACATTGTGCGGCAGGACATCCCTGACACCGGCTCATTGCTTAAGAGCGTGCGATTAGTCGGCTACAACCCCAACAGATTAGGGCGAGCGCCAAAACGCCGTAAAGGCCTGAGAGGCGCCTCTGTGATGGCCGGTGTTTCGGGCAGACACAGGTCTACATACAAGCGCGCCACTAAAACGGGATTCAACAAAGGTGACCGAAAGCCGGTGTACGCCTTGCAAAACGAATATGGCACAACCAACCCAACAATTTTCGGCATCGTTCACCCCGAACGCCCCTTTATGCGGCCTGCGTTTGACGGGTTTGAAGTGTCAATTGGTAACGCATTTAGAGATGAGCTCAAGCGGCGTGTCGCCGTTTGGAAGTACAAAATCAACACAGGACGACGATGATGAGTGGAGCAGTATTACGTACGTTAGCGGTACGCATTAGCGCCAACACAGCGCAGTTCCGCAAAGACATCGACAAAGTCGATAAACGTTTTAAGCGCTTTAGTGGTGGTATGCGACGCGAAGCCATGATGTTCCAAGGACAGATGGCAGCGCTTGGCGCAACCGTAGCAACCGGCTTTGGCGTAGCGGAAGTAGCGCGCGCAGCAGACGAAATGGTCAACCTTCGTAACAAAATGGGCGCAACGTTTGATACGACACGCGAAGTTGCGAACGGCATGTTAGACATCAAGCGTATCGCTAAGGAAAGTCGCTCTGAGCTCGATTCGGTTGGCACCCTATACCAGCGTATTGCTGTATCTACAAAGTCACTAGGCACCTCTCAGGAGGACGTAGCGAAGGTCACACAAGTCGTCGCCAACTCCTTCTTAATGTCAGGTACGACAGCCTCAGAAGCAGCTAACTCAGCACGCCAGTTCGCCCAGGGTCTGGCCTCGGGAACACTGCGCGGTGACGAATTTAGATCTGTCTCGGAAAACAACGTTGTACTGACGCAGATGCTTGCAGAAGGCTTAGGCATGACTGTTGGACAGCTACGCCTGTTCGCGCAAGAAGGTGGCCTGACTGCTGAAACAATTATTCCGATCCTTACCGAAAAACTTCAAGACACAAATACCGCTGTTGACAAGATGGCGCTTACGTTAGGGCAGGCAAAAACGCTATTTCGAAACGCGTTTGTTGAAATGATCGATCGGCTCAACCAAACATTTAACCTCGTACCTAAAGTGTCGAAAGCCATTGGCATTTTAGGCCAGAACATACACCTAGTCGTTCTAGGTCTGGGCGCGATGACCGCAGTTTTAATCAGCCGTCTAGTCGTGGGGATGGTGGCGTTTACCGCTGTAACTATAGGCGGCGCTGTAAAGGGAATGGTAATGCTGACATGGTCCATTACCTTGTTTTTAAGTAAAGCTGTGTTTGGGTTTTTAGGAGCATTAGCCTCTATAACGATGGCGGTGCAGGCATTAGCAACAGCGTTGATTAAAGGGCTGTACATGGCACTGCGTAGAGTGTTCATGCTAATGCTAGCCAACCCTTTGACGGCAATTATTATAGCTATTGCAGTCTTAGCGGCTGGCGTCGTTTACCTCGTAAGCAAGTTCATGACGATGGAAAGACTCGGCATGATTATTACAGGGCTGTCTATGCAGATAGACGGCCTCGTAGACGTATTCAGAGATGTCGGCGATAACATTGGGCACCTTTGGTCGACGCTGATGAACAGCATGAAGTTAAAGTTTGCTGACTTCGTAGCATCGCTTGGCAAAGATGAATGGGCAGCCAGCATAAAAGCCGGTATAGAGGACGTCGGCGCGGCTCCAAAGGGTCGCGGCGGTAAAACTAAAATGAAGATGGGCAGAGAACTCGTTGGTGGCGCGTTTTCGAGCGAGACCGGCCCAACCCTTTCCGAAGCAATGAGTGAAGCTAAAAACGGCGTCATGGGCGTACTAGGCGCCGGCACTGACGCTGTCATGGGCGGCGCTGGCGCAGCTATGGATGCCCTACCCGACTTTGCAAACTTACAACAGGGCTTTGGAGAGTTCGTCAGCGGCGTCGGTACACAAGCCTTGGACGCTATACCAGGCTTCCGCGCATTCTGGGCGGCTCTAAAAGGCGACACAGACCCAGACGCAGCGGCCGCAGGCCCAGAAGCAGAGAAAGAAGACGTACAGATGTCGTGGGCGGAGCGCTGGCAGCTTGCCATCGCAAAAGTGAAAGAGGCATTCGGTACGTTGTCGATGGCTGTCAAAGGCCGCGTTAACGCCATGAAGCAGTCGTACGAGACGTGGGACGGTGTTCTTCAAGCTGGAGCACGGCGTAGTAAAAAGATTGCGGCCCTACAACGCGGACTGATGCTTAAAGAAGCAATCGTTATGCAAGGCAAAGCGATTATGGCAGCTTGGGGCGCGGCCCCGTTCCCGGCCAACCTACCAGGCGTTGCGTTGACAACGGCGCAAACGGCTCTCGTGTTGTCAGACATCATGAAGGGTCAGGCACACGACGGCATGGACTCTCTGCCTTCGACAGGCACGTACATGCTAGAAAAAGGCGAGCGAGTCGTAAGCTCACGGGCTAACCGCGACCTGACTACGTTCCTTGCTGACCGCAACAACCGTCCGTCTACAGGCGCTCCGTTGACGCTACAAATCAACGGCGTCGCTGACCCTGACCTCGTCTTTGGCGCGCTCGAACAGCGCCGTAACGAGCTCACCGACATGATCCGCTCTATCTCTGACGAGAATTTAGTCGCCCCATCATTCTAGGAGGTAACCCGTGATTTCGATGCCATCTAATGTGGCAGCAGCGCTTGCGTCTGCTAGTTACAGAACAGCCATCTTGATCAACTTGCCTGGCACAGGTTTCAAGGTCACTGACAACCACAAGCCTATAACTTACGCAGGTGTTACGTACTCGCCCGGCGACCAGGCACTGCTTGGCGCTAGTAGCGTACAGCGCACAACATCGCTGTCATCAAGCAGCTACCAAATTAAGTTTGCTGGCGCAGATCGTACGGCCTATCAGGAGTACGTAGACGACGCTCACTTCGGTGAAGAAGCGTCTGTTTATTTAGCGTTCCTCGATGATGAGTATGAGCTCTTAAGCAGTACGAGCGTCATCAAGCTCTACGCAGGACTTGTCGATACATGGCAGTTCGATGAGACCAAAACCAAAAGCGATTTCACGATAAAGCTTACAAGTCACTGGGCGGCTTTTGAGGTCGTAACTGGGCGGTTCACAAACACGTCGAGTCAAGAAGAGTACTACCCGAACGACACAATTTTTCAGTATTCGCAGCAGGAAAAGCTGCCCATTAAGTGGGGACAGTAAAAGATGGTTGATCCGTTAACTATAGGTGTAATCGTAGTCGGCGCACTGACGGCTGCTAGTTATTACCAACAGCGCAAAATGCAACGCGAGGCTGAGAAACAAGCCAACGAAATGGCCTCCCATCAGATTTCAGGCCACGACAGTAACCGTGCTTTGTACACGGTCTACGGACGAGCCTTGGTCGGCACGACTACGCTTTATAAGCGTGTCTCGAGAAAGCAAGTGCCGATGGCTAACGCATCCTTTACTAACTACCGTGGCGGCGGCGGCTCACCAGATACATCCGATAAGCGTTGGGGCCTAAATCGCTTTTTGTACCGTATCTCGTCATTGAGCAACGGGCCGATTGACGGTATCGAAAAAGTGCTGATCGACGGCGAATCGCACCTTGCGTCACGATTTACAGCAGGTCACTCGCGTCACTTTGAAGCAGCAGTATCGTTAGGCCCGACAGCGGGTAACTACTTTTCCAACCTAAAAACTACGTACTCAACCGATTTCAGTCAGTGGGATTCAAGCAAAAAAGGTCAAGGTGTCGCGTACGTCGTAGAGCGCTTTTGGTTTGATAAGTCTAACCCGGCATACCAGGGCGAACCGCAAACACAATACTTGGTTCGCGGCCGTAAGCTTTACGACCCGCGACTAGACAGCACCGTTGCCGGTGGCAGCGGGTCGCATCGTAGCGCAACACCATCAACGTGGGCGTTTAGCGACAACCCCGCGCTTGCTTTGCTCGATATGCTGACAAACACGGAGTACGGACGAGGCGTTGATTATTCAGAGTGTGATCTGCCTAGTTTTATAACAGCAGCAAACAAGTGCGACACGTATGTCGACATCCCGGCTAGAGCTACCAACCAAACGGGCAGCCAATTAGTTGTCTACGATCCCCATCTAGGGGTTACGTACGAGATAGCCGATAACGGCATCATACCTAACTACCGGATGGACCAAATTACGACAGGCTCTTTTGCCAACAAGCAAAAGCGTTTTCGTCTAAACATGGCTGTCGACAACAGCAAAGAAGTACTCGACAACATACAACAAATACTCCAATCCTTTAGAGCCAACTTGCATCACATCAACGGCGAGTACGCTGTACACATGGACGATGTGGCTTCGCCTGTTATTACTCTCAATGACGACGACATTATAGGTGGCTTGAAAATATCTCAGGGAGACAGAAAGCAGCGCATCAATCGCATGACTGCTAAGTTTCTCAACGCAAACAAGCACTACAAAACCGACCAAGTGTCTTGGCCTCCGCTCGATGAAACATCGGGCTCTCAATATCAAACCTATCTAACGGCAGACTCCGGTGAGAAGTTACACAAAACTGTGACGCTTACCGGGTGCACTGATTACTACCAGGCTGAAGATATTGCTGAGTACCTAGTGCGCGAAAGCCGCGTGACGCTCACGGCAACTGGTACTTTTGGCAGTCGCTGTTTTAACTTAGTACCGGGCGACGTCGTAGCACTCGATTACGACAGTGCGGGTTACAGCGGTAAGTACTTCATTGTCGACCAGGTAGGCGTCGACATTTCGTCGATGAACGTCAAACTCAGCCTGCGTGAATACGACTCGTCGATATACACCTGGAACGCCAACAGAGGTAACGAGCCTATTGGTCTGTTCTTCGACGAGGAACAGCAATACAACGTAACGCCTACATCGCCAACTATTGGCACCGTTAGCGCTGACTCAATTGCGTTAAGCGACGGCACTGCTGCCCTGCGTCTCAACATACCGTTCAGCGACATCCCAGAAGAGGCGTTGTCTGTAGAGATTGGCTGGTCAGTGCAGAACGCGGACGTTTATACGTCGCAAGTCATACTAGACGAGACCGCCACAAAAGCAGAGTTTTTAATCGGTATTGACGACCAAGTCATAGATTTACGCATACGCTACTTCGTAGCCAACGCTGACGGTATACAACTACCTAGCGGCTACAGCACGACAACCTTTACTTTACCGGCAGTCAGCGGCACCAAACTCGACAACATTGAAGACAACGCAACGCGTAACCAGGTGTTTCAACAAGACGCGCAGCCCAGTGGCGGTGCGTACCAAACTGGTGACATTTGGATCGACACCAACGACAACTTCAAAATGTACATGTACGACAGTGGCGCTTGGGTATTACGCGCTGACAGTCGTATTGCTACAGCGCTGCAAGACGCCGCAGGCGCGCAGTCTACTGCTGACGGCAAGATTGACACGTTTTATCAAGATAACGCCCCTACTAGTGCGTCAGAAGGCGACCTATGGATCGACACGAACGACGACAACAAACTTTACCGTTACGACGGCACTAACTGGCAAGCCGCCCGTGACTCAGGTATCGCAGAAGCCATTGCAGACGCAGAAACAGCACAAAGCACGGCTGACGGTAAGATTACAACGTTTTTTGCTGCGTCAACGGCCACGCCAACTGCTGAAGGCGTTGGCGACATGTGGTATCAGACTGACAACGCGATCATGCAGCGTTGGAACGGTAGCACTTGGAACGACGTAGCTAGTTACAACACAGGCGATTTGGCTGATTTAGACACTGTTGGCAACTCGCAGATAGACAACGACTCTATCAACATCGATAAGCTCGACGACTTGCAGTCTACTAACTACTCACAAGGCGTCTCGGGCTGGAAGTTAACTAAAGACGGTACATTTGAAACCGGCGATGGTACGTTCCGTGGCGAGGTGACAGCAACTTCAGGAACCATTGGCGGCTTCAGTATTGGATCAACGGCGCTGACCGCTGGCTCAGGGTCGTCGGCGGTCGGTATCCACACCGTCAAAGGTATTTACCTTGGCGCTACTTCGTTTTCAAGCTCACCTTTTAGAGTCAACACCGCAGGACAATTAACGGCAACAAACGCGAGCATTACGGGCGCCGTAACAGCTACCGATGGAGCTATTGCCGGGATCAACATTGACGCAACAAAACTGTACGCAGGGACAGGCGATTGGGCTAATAGCAATACCGGGTTTTATCTCGACAACGCAGGCAAGTTTAGCCTCAAAGATAAGCTTTTCTTTGACCCGTCAAACAACACTCTTACAGTCGACGGTAACATTACTGCTGACGTCATTACTGCAAAACAAAACCTTGTGGTTCTAGGCGATTTACAAGCAAGCAGCGTAGCTGCTGGTTCAATTACGCGAGCCATGCTGTCTCAAGACGCGTTAGACGAAATTTTTGGATCGCTTGCGTCTTCAGTTGGAGGGTCAAACGGCGATTTCAAAGACGGTACGGGAACGTTTACTACGTCTGGCGGTTCTGTGACGCTAGGCACGTCCTCTGATAAATTTAATCATGGGTCGTCTGATGTCGAAGTCGAATTCAACATCAATACATTCTTTTATTCCACGACTAACTACACACAAGCGCAAGCGCAAGCCACGCTTACGTTTGAAGCAACTGCTGACGGCACGTTCAACGATCTGAACTCAGCAGACAAAACACACACACTGCAATTCTTAGAATACGACCTAAGTTCATACTATGGGTACACGTACCTGGTGTATCACATCAACACTGCAATCACTAAAACGTTTACTAGTGGGTCAGGTAGTGATCTTGCAGACAACACTGATGTGCAATTTAAAGTTGCAGTTTCCAGCGTGGGGTCAGCATTTACTAATCAAACATTACCGTTTTCTGTTGCCGCAAACGAAGGCGTTACAGGCGTTACATCAACAGGCGGCAACGCTGACACGCTCGACAACTTAGACTCAACCGCTTTCCTCCGTTCGAACGTGGACGACACGTTTGACGCTGACCTTACGATTACGGGTGATCTTTCACTGCAAGGCGCTCTGAATATCACAGGAGACATAAACAGCTACAACGTCACTGACTTAGACGTTACCGACAAGACGATAACCGTCAACAGCGGCAACGCTCAGGAACTAAGCGACGGCTCTGGCCTTATCGTTGATCGCGGCACTGCGGATAGCGCTTCTATTACATGGAGTGAGACAAATGATCGGTTTGTTATTACGGATGGACTTTCTCTTGAAAACGGCAAAAACCTAAGAATTGCCAACGCTGGGAGCAGTAACGGCCGTTTAGATTTAGCGAACACAACGTCTACTTATGATTGGCTTTTATATCATCAGGACAATGGGAGCGTGATACTAACGATCAGCGGCACGGGAGGCGGTGAGTTTATTTTCGATGCCGACGCATCAGATTACACCAGTGCAACGCTTACGGTAGGCGGATCGCAAATAAGCGCTACTAAGATTAGCCAGTGGAATACAGCCTATGGCTGGGGCAATCACTCGACGCAAAACTACGCTGTCACAACAGGCGACACGTTTACAGGCAATCTGACTCTTGGAACAGGCACTGACAGCACTGCGCTCGTTTTCCCTGATAAAAATGTTGACGATGATCCAGATGCCGCAAGTGACAAGCGTCAGCTAATCAAAATGGGCAATGGCGGCAACGGTGGTATGTACCAAACCACTGGTCGCGGCGGTCTTATGATTGCGTCTGCTGACGACAGCGTGATCATCGCGTCAGGCGATATTGGGCGCAACTTTGATCCTAACGCAGGCGGACAGAATCCAAACCCTGATTCTGAAGAGTTATATCTAGTTACAGACGGCGGTATACGTTTTACTACCGGCCTCCAAGGCGGCTTTAGTGGCAGTGCAGACTACACACCTCGAACAGCCATATTAAGTCAGCATGGGCAGCTTCAAATGGGAACGTCGGGTACTGCTGACAGACCTACGTATTCGTTTAACGGTGACGTTAATACAGGCATGTATAAGCCATCAAATGACGTGCTTGGCTTTTCGGCTGGCGGCCATCAGCGTATGCGCGTTACCACAAGCGCAGTACAAAACTATGTAAAGCTACATACGCAAACGTACACGGCGAGCAGTACGCTGGATTTCACCAATGTTTTTCGAGTCAATGGTCTTGACGTAGCTTCGCACACATACAGTGGACAACAACAAATACGTTTTTATCATGGTTCTTGGGCAGGCTACTATTACCTAAACAGCGGCAGTCCAAACGGTGAAAAAGAAAACATCCGCTTTACCTCGCACGGTCAAACTCAAACTAACAACAAGATCGAAATTAATGACGGCACTGCATGGCGCAAGGTACTGACAGAAACCAGTAACATCACGGTTGGCAAGGTAACGGCGTCAGGTAGCAACAACGTATATGCAGGCGTGTTCACTGGCGAGACTGCTCCAAACACTACGTCACTCGGCGTAAAGATCGTAACCACAAACGGAGCAAACGATGTCGCCCTACTCGTAGAGCAAACAGACGGTACTGACCTGTTTAAAATTACAGGTCAGGGCGTAGGTTCATTCAGTCAGCGTATTAGCGTCCAAAACCAAGATATAACGGGTACACGAATAGAGAATTGGCAGGACGCTTATAGCTGGGGCGATCACGCTGATGCTAATTATTTATTATCAGAGACTAGCCACACGGATGTCGTGGTCGATGGTGACTTTAACTCCACTGGACTGATGAAGCGTGGATCATCAGCGGGCTCGTATAGCGTTATTGCTGATAACTCTAGCAATTGGAACACAGCTTACGGCGACAAAATTAACAGTGCGAACTTTAATACTAGTACAGGCATTCTGACTCTTACGCGCCAAGACGCAGGCACAGTAACAGTTGATCTTGACGGCAGATTCCAAGGTATTGATAGCGCACACTCTCGGTTTACGCCGCCAGATCAAGGCAACCTTTCGACTTATCCCGTGTACTACAAGGTCGCAGAGGTCAACACAGGCAATGGGGGTTTACACCTTAAAGGTCAACTTAATAACCACGTAGAGAGTTTCGGCACACAAGACTTTGACATCACTATTTACGGACGGGAGCAAAACTCAGGACAGAACGTAGAGATTGCAGGTAGTTTTAACGTCGGCAAGTCCGGCGTTGGCGTCCGTGTGGTGCAGGCCACCAATACAGGCACCTACTACCGATATGACGTTTACATTGTGCTTACACGCTATTCACTAGTGCGTGTGGATCTATACAAGTTTGGCTCATCGTCTCTTGTATCTAGCCCCACAAGCACAACGACTCAGCCGACAGGGTTTGCGGTCGAGCTAGATACCACGAGCAAAATAGAAGGCTCGTATGTCATACAGAACAGCCTAATTTACAACAATCTGCACTCAGGCTCAGTACTAACCACCGCAGGAGCGATAACGGCAGGCGGATCGTCCTCTTCGCTGGGTTACTACGTAGGGTCAACCCAAGTTATCAATGGAAACCGTGACCTAGTAAACATAGGCACGATCGGATCAGGTGCTATTACCAGTAGCTCGACTATCACAGCAACCACAACTCTCAGCGCACAGGACGGGCTGTTTTCTGGTTACGTAGACGCTAACGGATTGGTTAACGCCTATATGTTCCGTGTCGATGATACGACGGTCATAGATAGCAATCGCAACATATTAAACATAAACAGTATAAGACTCGACTCTACTGCTGATGTCACCCTTAGCTCAACGGGACACGCGTTTCAGACTGGCTCGGCAAACGGTGTCAACCTAGCGATAGATAACAACGAAATCCAAGCTAGAAACAACGGATCTAGTTCTTCCTTGTATTTGCAGGGAGATGGCGGCGCTGTCTATGTCAACGCCAATCTTTCTGCAAAAGTATTTTTTCAAGGTGGCGCAACGACGGCTAGTGCAACTATTGAAGGAGCGCCAAATCAAGACGCAGTGCTAAAACTGCTAGAAACTGGGACCGGGGATGTAGGCGCACATTTGTACTACGACGGTGGCGACAACAAGCTACATATAAAAACAGGCAACAGCACCCCAGCGACGCGCATGACGTTTTTGCGCGACACCACGGCAGTAGGTATTGGAAATGTTAACCCTAGTAAAACGCTTGATGTTGCAGGCGAGATACGAAGCACCGCAAAAATTACTGTAGACCAAGGATCGTATGATCCTGTCCAAAGTGCAGCAATGTCGTACTCGGGGCTAGTGATCCAAAGTAATGACGGCAACATGGACCTGCTGTCATACGACGACAACTCTTCAGTCGCAAACAACATTGGCTTTGGACGATTTTCGTCAACTGACGGATCGCTTATTCATAAGTTTGGCATTACGCATTGGGCAAACACGGGAAGCCAAGGAAGCAACACAGGCAATAAGCTGTCGTTTAACTACGGTACAAACACAAACCCCTGGAGCAACGCTGAAAAATTCTCAATAACGTCAGGCGGCGATGTTACTGCCAGCAACAACATAACAGCACAAGGCTCTTTCATTACGGCAACTGCATCTAGCGCTCAAGGTATATACGCCGGAAGTACGCAAGTCTTTGAAGGCTCAACGCGTAACCTCAAAAATATTGGAACAATTAGTGCTGGCTCTACGACAGTAAATGGGCAGCTAACCTTTACTAGTAATTTAAACCTTGGCAGTGGACTCACGCGACTGGTGTGGGGTTGGGGCGCAAGTAGCGGCTCAAGTTTACGCAATTACTTAGCACCACGTAATGACGCAGATGACGCGTGGAACTATAGCCATGAGTTTGGCTACGATCACAATGCGAACGCATGGTACATAGACGATCAACTGCATCTTGGGCATCGGCTAACGCACAAAGATGACACAGACACCTACCTGCAATTTGATGCTAACCGTATCCGTCTTATTGCGAACGGCACTACAAAGATTGATACAAATAACACGTATGTAACGACTGGGGACATTGCTGACTTCATTGAAAGCGAAGCTGACACGCTTGACTCGGTAACAGGTCGAGGCGCTACGACCACAAACGACGTGCAAGTCGGTCACTTAGGTGTAGATGGCGCGTCAAGTTCTAGCTACCCGTTATACGTGCACGGTAGCATTGCTCAATCGTCAGGAAGCATTTACTCATTCGGTGACTTCATCATGGGTAACGGTGGGCTTAAGAAAGGCTCAACCACTGTCATTGACAGCAGCCGCAACATACTTAACGTCGGCACCATAACGAGCAGTGGCAAGCTGGAAGTTAATCAAGCAGGCAATGGAACGAGCAATGTACCCAGCAGTGTTGCTGAGCTTTCTGGGCAAGAATCTACTGGCGTACTCAAAGCGCTGTCCCTAGTAAATAGCGTAAACGCTACATTTGGCAACGGAACAGAGCTTGCATTCCATAACGCCAGTATGTATTCGCCAACGGGAGCAGTGAGGGTCATCCAAGCTGGCGATGTAGTTACCGATTCAAAAATGGTTTTGCAAATCTATCGTGGCGGCCTAAAAGATGCGGTTGTAATTGACCACGATGAAAACATGACTGTCGGCAACAACATAACGGCAGACGGGTCTTTTATAACAGCCACCTCATCCAGTGCACAGGGGATCTATGCTGGAAGCACGCAAGTGTTTGAAGGCTCTACCCGTAACCTAAAAAATATAGGCACGATTTCGTCGGGAGCGCTCACCTCAACAAGCGCCGTATCCGGTCTCGCAATTAGAATTAGCGGCACTGACGTTATTACTTCCAACCGCGTTGTAAAGCCAACGCAATATCAGGGACAAGATTTCGTAAGAACAGGAACGACAACAGCTAGCATTCATAAAATGTACGGCGTTGTTTTGGGCCACCAGCCAGAAGACGGCCACGTTACGTCTCCGTTTTTTCATAACGATTTAGGAAACTTCGAGGCTCGCGGAGGAACAGTTACTGTCGGGGGGCTAAGTTATACCCCTGCTATGACTAACGCATTTAAAGCGCACGGCAACTCTGCTTCCTGGGGCAACGCAAATTACAGCGGATCGACGATGACGGTCACGCTTACCACTTTGCCAAAGAATTTAAATTACGGCGGCTACATTGGCATTTCTTTTGGCAATAGCTCTTGGGCACCAGCGTCATTGAAAATTGAAATATCTACTGATGGCGGCTCTACGTGGACAACGCGACTTAACGACTCGTCAACGAAAACGATATATTTCACAACTACGGGCACAGGCGGCACTCCACTTAACGCTATTCGATTTACGATAGGGCAAGCTGTCAATACCACGTCGATACGTGTCACAAATATTTGGGCATACAATTACAACAGTAATGGGATGCACAATTACTTCATCGACAAAGCTGGCGACACTTTGTACGGTGAACTTAGCTTTAATGATGCAAACACCAAGCTGCTAGAGGGCGGTGGTAATCGGATAAGAGTACAGACTGATTCTGGTTATGTTGAGGTCGGCGCAGGAAATACTGGTCACGCTCATTTTGTTACTGATAGACCAGAATACTACTTTGACAAACAGATAAAGGTAGACACTGGAATCATAGGGTCTTACAACGAAGATCTCGTGCTTCGGCGTGCAGGCAATTCTGGCGATCAGATAACACTAACTACGACAGGCGTCACTTTTGCCTCTGGCTACAATCTTAGTATGTCTGGCTCTATTTCTTCGGGCGCTATCACGGCTACAGGCCAGATCTACACGACTCGTGCTGATCGCGCGTTTTACGCTAGTAATTCGTCAACTTACGTGCAAGTAGGGCCAAACAACCAGGGCGCGGCAGGTACATTTGGAGCGCACCGATTAACAACAAATACTGGTTTGGATTACACAACATACGTAGGTTATGACTGCTATTACGATGACTCGGATGAAAAGTGGCACGCATTACGCACAAACCTAGGCCGCAAGTGGAAAACTAATTTCGGTGGATATCACCAAAACAGATTTACAATAAGCACGTATGACGGCGGCGGAACGTCAGGCAGTAGTATTTCGGCTGGATGGCTTGAAGCAGATTGGGAAGAAAAGTTCGGTGTAGATGCGGCAGGCGTGGTCGATATCGGTGACAGTCTTAGAATTGGCAGCACAACCGTTATTACTTCTAGTCGTAACCTAGTAAATATTGGCACCATCTCATCGGCCGCTATTACTAGTAGTGGTAATATGTCACTTACAGGTGAACTCGATA